CGATAGACGGCGAGCACGAACAGCATATCGTCGCCGTCGAAATTGAGATTGATCTCGGTCTGTTCGCAGACGGTTACGGCTGTCGTTTGGATTGGCAGAACATCGCCTGCACCTTCGCCGCCCTCCCCGCCGAACGGGACCGCGTTGCCGGCAACCGTTCCGACCGTAACGCCGTATCGCACGCCGCCGGACCAGTAGATATCGACGATCATGCCGGTCGTGATGCCGTGCCCGGTGGAGAGCGTAATCTCACCGGTATCATCGTCGGTGCGAGTAGACAGCGTTCCGGTCTTCGCCGCTGCGAGGGCCGCCATCGTCGTCTTGCTCTCGATCACCGTATCACACTCAACGGCCGTTTGCGCGTCGGCGAAATTCGTCGAGAAACCGGACACGGTTGTGGCCAGTAGAATTCGAGCCATCGGTTATGCTCCTTGCGTTCGGTTGTCGGTGCTTACTCTACCGCACGCCCATACGCGGTCGTCGGCTTGCACTCGAATTCGATAATCTGCCCGTCGCCGATCGGCCCCGGCGACGTGTAGGTGAGATAACAGTCCTTGTCGAGAACCGCAGCCCCGCCGCTGTAGCGAACCATCTTGATCGCCTTGCCGACGGGCGGGTTCGCATCGGCCGCTGCGAGTAGCGCGGTAACATGCGTTTCGCCGTCCTGGTAGATCATGCTGAACTTCGGCGGCCCATAGGTCCGCTTGACCGGCATGTTGTCTTCGCCGGGGACTTTTGTCCCGTCTCCGCGCTGCGGGTTGTCAGAAAACTCCCAACCGCCGACGCCCGGATCAACGTCGGTCACGTTTTTGTCGGCGTGCGTTGTCGCCGTGCTCCCGGCAGTGCCGTAGTAGAGCATCATTTCCCAGCCGGCTCGATTTTTAGCCATCGTGATTTTCTCCTATGTGAAGCGGTCGCTTACATCCCGATGCTGTTTCGCCAGCTTCGGTGAAATCGGTCTACGTTTCTTTCGAGTGCCGGCCCCATCGTGGGACGCTTCGGATACTGCCGGCCTTCCTCTGTCAATCCGTGTTCGTGTACGGCTGCGGTCTGGTCAACATACGACGCGCGAAAGCCGATCACCGCGTCGTTGCCTTTCTGCTCCATCGCGTAGGCGATAGCGGCTTTCCAGCCAGCGACGTGTTGGTAAGCCGGCTGTCCCACCGGCGCGGGCTTTCGCTTGCGTGCCCGGCGGATGCTGTCCTTCGCGTCCCGCATCAATAGGTACGCTTGCGAGCGTAGGTTCCCTTGCTTGGCCCTTTCTATCGCGCGTGTCACGCGGTCGACATCCATTTGGGATTTGACCGTAACTCCTGCGATCTGTTTTGGCGGGATTGGTGGGCTTGCCATCACGTCCCCTCCGTGAACATGAACACCTCGCGGCAGATGCCGTATATGATTCGTTGGTCTGCAAGCACCTGCTCGATGTACGTCGCGAAGTGCTGCGATTTCTGCCGGTCGCTGATTCCCGCCTTGCCACCCCTATCGTCTTCCGGTGCGATCCATTCGCCGATCAGTCCAGCCGTCGTGAGCGTCAACCACGTGCCGGCTGATTCGAGAGATTCCCAGAGTCCGTGAATCTGCTCTCCGAGCCGAATCACGCGGTCGATCTGTTGCTTCTCCAGCAGGGCCGTATCGCCGACTTGTTGCCCGGTGCCGAACTTGGTTCGAATGTCGATGTCAAACCCAGCGAAGTAGCCGAGCTGCGTTCGGCTCACTCTGCCAGCGTATAGGTAGGTCTGCGGCACTATCACTGTCACATAGACCTTGCCCTCTTCGAGCCCTCCTTCCACGTCGCGGCCGTCGTAGTCGTAGTCGAGGTCGAAGGCCGATAACTCGAAGCTGTTGGCATTCCGCGCGGTATCAATCGCGTCGCGGATTTTCTTTGCAGCTTCGGTGACCATCGAATCGGCCATCTCATCCGACCTTCTTTGTCAGCAGCAACCAATCGGCACCCATGTCCTGCCACGCCTCTTGCTTGTCGTCCGGCAGAAGTTCCCAGGCTACGCTGTTGCTGTCCGTGAGCCTGTCGCCTCTTGCCGGTGTTACGCGCGAACCGATCAGATAGACCGACTTGGCAACCGTCCACTTGCGTTTCTGGGCTGCGGTTATCCCCGATGCGGTTCGCGTGATTGCGTTATCGTTCGCGTCCACGTACCACGACGCCGTAATTGACGATGAGCCTTCCGGCCCCGATAGAGTGACGGTCTCGCCGTGCGTGTCATTCAGCACGGCTCTTGCGTCACTCCACATCTCGTCAAACGTCGTGGACATGGCTTACGGTGTGCCGGTCAGCGTTGCGTCGATGATGTTGCTCAGCAGATAGCCGCAAGCCGTGTAGCGAATCTTCTCGTCGATGTCGTGCCGCACCCGCACCACGTCACCACGGCTGGAGTCTTCGTAGTACGTTTCGATCGTGCCGCCGATCGTCGAGCCGTCTTCGCCCCAGTGGATAATGCGGCCGAGCCCAGGCATTTCGATCGAGTCGCCCGGCTCGTTGATGCAGGCCACCATCGCGTACTCGTCGGCCCAGACAGACGCAATGCTCGCGTCCTGCCCTTCCGTCGCGGAGTTGCGAGCCGAGCCGGCAACGAGGATGTGCTTCAGGTCGAAGACACTGGCCAGCGTTTGCGTTGTGATTTTGCTGGGCTCGATGGACGCCCCGGCACCCGACGACGCAACCATGTCCGTCACCTCGTCGCACATCCGCAGGTTGCGGAACACACGACGATTGATAATGAGCGCGTTCGCCCACAGACCGGTCGCTTCCCAAACGAGACGCACGGCCTTGCCAACGTCCGTCACCGGCGTTGCGCTCGTGTGGTCATTCCACTCGTTCGTCACGGCGGCGGTGTATCTGGTGAACGTCGTCGCGTTGAAGATCGCATCGGCAATCCGCTTTTCCTGCGCCCGCAGGACGGCGCCGAGAGTCGCGGCCGTGCAGGCGGTCTCGAAGTCGAAGAACTGCCGGTACATCCGTGCCCGGCGGCGGTCCATCGGCATCTCAAGACCGCGCTCCTTCGTGGCGAACGTGTCGTCCTCGAAGGCAAAGCTGAAGCGGTTGTAGTCGCCGCGGTCGTTGCGCCCGACTTGCGGCTCCTTGAGCAGTTCCTTCAGCGGGACTTTTCCATACGTGCCGGCCTGGACAGCGGACTCAAAAATAGGCAGCACGCGGTTGCCGATGAAGCCGCGGCGGTTCATCTCTTCATCGAACTCGAACATCGTTCCGAGGTCCGGCCGATATCCGTTCAATGCGGTCGAAGGGGCTGTCATTGCTTGGTCTCCTTGGTTTCTCTCGAAACGAAAAAGGGGCTGCGCGGTCTCTCCGCACGGCCCCCGAAGGCCAAGCAGTTCGGGCTGCTCTCTCCGGGTTAATTACTCCCAGAGCCGCCCTAGTGAAGCCGCACGGATAGACCGCGCGGCCCCAGGGTCAAATTGTCAGTCACTCGGTCGGCAGGTTATGCACCGGCAGACCTTTCTTTTGCAGACGCTCCAGCAGCCACCGAGGCGGCGTGCCGCGTTCCACCATTTCGATCGTGCCGTCAAGCGCGGTGGATTGATGCAGTTCTTCGCAATCCCACTCCCAGCGCGGGGCGAACTCCAGCACTTCGTAGAGTTTCTGCCCGGTCAGCTTTTCGACGGCTTTCGCGAGGCAGCAAAGCCGGATGCAGACCATCGTGCCAAGAGCTTCGTTCCACTTCTTCGAGGTCATCGGGATCTCGCAATCGCAATACCGATGGTCGCGGTGAAACACTTGCTCGAAGCGCGGGGCCTTGGTCGGGTTCGCGGCCTGCCCGTCGTCGTGCATTGGCAGTTGCTGCGGTTTTTCCAGTTGTCTCTGGTCAGCGACAATCATTTAGGCTTTCTCCTGTGTGCGAAATGTGCTTTCGGTCAAAGTATGCAAGCACGCGGTCTAGGTGCGTATCAATCACTCCAACGATAGTTACGTTGCATCTGTCACAAAGCCAGCCGCGAAACTTTCCTGTTTTGTGGTCGTGGTCAAGACACAGACTTTTTTTGAGTTCTGATTCACCTATACCGCACAACTCGCAATGGTCAACGACAGTCGGAATAAGCTCGTCAATAGTTGCGGTGCATCCAATGTAGGATTCACCTTGTCTTTTGCGAACACTTGGCTTATTCGATGCCAGTAACGCTCGTGCACATTTGGCCCGCGGAGTATTTGGTCCGCCTTTCCATCGCGGACTTGCTTCTCCAGCCATCGCTTTCCCAACACGGCGAGCGTGTTCTCTCCGCTGGCATCCACAACTGGATGACACTCCGTCCCGAAGGTTGCCGTTTTTAACAACATGAGTGTTGCCGCAATCGCATTTACATAACCATTGCGACCTTCCATGTTTGTCATTTTCAGCACGATCCAAAACAACCAACCGACCGAAACGCTGACCAACTAAATTGACTGCCCTCATAACCGATCTCCGCAAAGGTTTACG